AGAACTGGAAACTAATATCTCCAATATCGAGGAGATCAATCGTAAGGTCAGAGCCAACCTGGATAAGGAAAAAGCGGAGGATGACGCCAAAGAGTACCGTACCAAATACGACAATCTTACAAAGCAGCTGGAAGAGACCAGAGATAAGAAGAATGAGCTTCTGACCTCTGCAGAGCTTCCGCTTCCAGAGTTATCTGTAAAAGATGGAGAACTGATCTATAAAGGCCAGAAGTGGGACAACATGTCCGGAGCGGAACGGCTGAAGGTTTCTACAGCAATTGTTCGCAAACTGAACCCGCAGTGTGGTTTCGTTCTTCTGGACAAGCTGGAACAGATGGACAGAAAGACGCTGCAGGAGTTTGGAGAGTGGCTGGAAGCAGAAGGACTCCAGGCAATTGCGACTAGAGTTTCTACTGGTGATGAGTGCAGCATTATTATTGAAGACGGTTATGTGGTTGGACAGGAACATCCGGAAGAACCACAGCAAAAAGCATGGAAGGCAGGTGCATTTTAAATGGAAATTATCAGAGGTGTGATTCCCTGTGCAAAGAAGGTGGTCATTTACGGACCAGAAGGAATTGGCAAATCCACTTTTGCCAGCAGGTTCCCAGATCCGGTGTTTATTGACACGGAAGGAAGTACCAATTCAATGGATGTTGCGAGACTTCCCAAGGCGTCCAGCTGGCAGATGTTGCTGGACCAGGTGGATTATGTCCGCACACATCCGACTATGTGCAAGACACTGGTCATAGATACCATTGACTGGGCGGAATCTATGTGTATCCGGCATATCTGCGACAAGCACAGAAAGTCCGGTATTGAGGACTTTGGTTACGGAAATGGTTATGTTTATGTAAAAGAAGAATTGGGGAAATTCCTCAATCAGCTGACAGAAGTTGTAGAGGCTGGTGTCAACGTGGTCCTTACTGCACATGCGCAGATCCGGAAGTTTGAACAGCCGGATGAACTGGGAGCTTATGACAGATGGGAGTTAAAGCTTGGAAAGAAAACAGCATCCCAGACCTCCCCACTGATCAAGGAATGGGCGGACATGCTACTGTTTGCCAATTATAAAACATTCTCTATTGCGGTGGATGATAAAGGGAAAAAGAGGAAAGCCCAGGGCGGTGAGCGTG